CCACGGCAGCGTCAGCGTCATGCAGCGATTCCGTTGAGACGTTGACAGTGAAACCCTGGCTATTAGCACGTTTGAGGATCGGAACGTTGTGATTGTTGAGAGCATGATGGGTGTAAGTGTAGCCACGGCGGCCAGTGTTAGCAACTACAAGGTGAGCAACCTTTGCATGATCAAGGTCTCCCAATACATGCGGCAGGTCGCCGGCTTGGTTGTGTCTCCATAGCTGACGATCAGGGAGAGTCTGAACAAAGTCACAAAGACCTTGCCAGTCTGTCCCACGCTCGCCATTGCTGACCTTGCGCCAGTGCAGAGCCAATGGCCCTGACTTGGCATAGCAGCCCTTGCCTATGAATGGGCATGATGGTGGACAAGAGGATGATTCTGTCGTAGTGACAGGTATCGGGCCAGTCTTTTTGTTGGAAGACTTGACGGTGATGTGAACTCTCATGCGATCAAAGCGAGTTGAAGGATGATAAAGCCAGCCCCTGCCATGAGCAGGAGAAGACTGACTGATGGCACTGTAGAGCAGGCAGCGGCTGCAAAGGTGATGGCTGCAATGAATGTTAACATGGGATCAAGCAGGATCTGCTAAATAGCTGGAAACGTCGCTGTTGTTGCTGATGTAGTCGTACACATCAAACAGGTCATCAAAGAGATCACCCATCTGATCGCCGCAGCCGTCACGCAATGCAAAGGCTCGATCGCCATCCTCATTGGTCTCATGAGTCAGGCAACAAGGAGTGCAAGAGAGCAGAGCCTCGTTGAGTTGGTCGAAGGTAAAGTCGGTGGTGTTCATAGTGTGGTGGCAATGAACTGGTGGAATGAGGTTTGCTTACCGGCTGGCGTGCCGTGCCTCAATGATAGCTGTTGGGTCAAGTCAGAGCTAGTCGATGACTGACGGTAACGAGTGAGTGTGACCGGTGGCGTTCCGGTTCTCATCTCGTTGCAAGCAACCTACATCCGACCGGCCCATCGTGCCATCACCTTGTGACACTTGTCCATGTGGTCGCGGACAGATCGCGAGAGATACACGATCGCATGCACGTGCGCGTTACATATATGCCCCTGTTCCGTGCCAAATGTACCGCCATGTACCCTCAGTGTGCCAATCCAGCAGCCGGCACGGGGGGTAGCCGCGATCCGGCGCTATATAGAATAGGCTTGACAAAATTATGTCAAAATTTAAGGCTGTTCAAAGCACCTAGCAGCGTCTTCTGTAGGGATAAGAACCCTACTAACCCTACCACCCTCCAGATACTCAATCATATAGACCTCAGGGGCGATCTCAACGCCCCCTACAATAAACAAAGACAACAAAAGAGTACACATAATCAGCACCACATAGCTTCATAGACAGCAGGCATAGCATCATGAATAAGATTCTTACAACCTTCAGCAATCGTACGATGCTCTAGCTGGGTCTCAGGAGACGCTCTAAGGTCGATGTAATGTAACCAAGACCTAATCGTACCATTCATGTACAAAGTCGTCTCTGAGCCGATAGGAAGGACGTCTCGTGCACATTCCTTAGCAATACCAGCATCAATCATCTTGTCATACAATCCATGCATTTTTTTATACATGTCATTGATTTGATCTTGCCAAGCATATTGTTCAGCCAACGGTATATCATCAATACTGTTCTGCCTATTACTAACATCCTGTCTACGAAGCAGAGGAGGCAGAGGTAGAGATTGAACTTGTGAGTACCGTTGAGAGAACTCTTGGAATGAGAATGATCTGTGTCTAAGGATTTGAGCACTGATAGCTCTTGTTGTTTTGATTTCTACAACCATGTTAGCCATTTCAAACGGAGACCAATGCCTATGTTTGATAAGGTATTTAAGGAGACGGGGTGCTGTCTCAAGGTTGTTTTGGTTAGCAGGATTAGATACTCTTGCACAGTATGCTATGAGTTCTTCTGCTTTAGGTGTAATGGAAATTAGTTTAGCGGTGTGCATATATGAGTATATATGATATATATGTGGTATCTAGTAGTCTTACTAGAGTAAGAAGAAAAAGAACTAATAGAGAAGATGGTTCAGTCGTTCCTCCTTCACCTCATCTTCCATTAGTAAAGGAGAGAGAAAGTTTGTCATCCCTCTCCTAATTGACCGCTTTTTCCACACACGAGGGCACCACTCCCCGTGTTATAGGGGCCTATTACCGTCATCTAATGTTAGAAACCCAGTTAGGTACTGAGTTTTTTGTCTTACCTCTAGCTTCTTGTCTTTGTTTGTATGTCATACCAAAAACCATGTGGTTAGCGGCTGACTGAGGGTCATCTTTCCAAGCTTGTTCTAGGTCTTTCCATTCTTCAAATTTACGTTTAGCGATCTCATGGTTAGCAGAGATAGCCATAGCATCTGTAAAGTATTTTACACCTTGTGCTAGGGAGTCAAGTCTGTCATCGTGTTTAACAGCGCCTTTCTCTCTGCACATGCGACTCATCTGATAGAAGAGCATATAGAGGAGACGTTCTTCTGGAGCAGCTTTTGGGTTTGAGTTATAGTCCCAATCGATGACAGCACGATCAATAACAAGGCGGTGTTGATTAAGGACAGGCTCAAGAGCATCGATGATACGATCTTCTTTCCTGACATTAGCGCGGACTTCTTCGATGTCAATGTTTTGTTTAGTTTGGATCAGGTGTTTTTTAAAGAGTTCAGCGACGATACCGTCACCAAAGTTAGTTTCAATAAGGAGTTTAGTCGTTTTAAATTTACGACAACCTCTTAGTATGTCCAGGAGTGTATTGTCACTGTACCCGTCTCTGTAAGCTCGCATTTCATGCACGTACAGGAAACCGTTGCGTTGGGAGATATAAGTCGCCGCTGTTTCATCTGTACCACGGCCCGACGGGTCAATGCTGCAGAGGCTCTCGGAGTAAGAATCCCAGGATCCTTGGTGCTGCATTGGAGAGTAGAAATAATCTCCAGGTAATCCGACTGTTGGAGCGTCCTTGATAATGTTTTGGGGGTCGCTACACCAGATGATGGATTCAGGAGCAGTAGTAGGATTGACAGAGGTGACAATAAGGTCAGCCATTTTAAGTGGGAACTTCTCGGCATCACTAAGAGTTGTGTCAAGCATGAACTGCAACATAAAGTTGCTTCTGCCCATTGCTGCTTCACGTTCAATAAGGTCATCATTACTAAATCTGTGAGGGTCAGTTACTTCCCAGGGATCGGCACCGTTATCAATGTCTTCTACAAGCTGTGGGGCTAATAGACCTTCGTAGTTAGCGAGTTTCTTAGGATAACGGGAGGGCCAAACAAATGGTCTGTAGTTACGTTCAGCAAGCTTACGATAGATTGTAAACGTAGTTTGAGGAGTCCCTAGAAACATAATTCTAGAGTCTGCGTTAGGTGTTAGGATTGATTCAGTTTCAGTACAGAGTTGTAATAATTTCTCCCGCATGAGTTCCGTCATTGAGTTGCCAGGAACTTCTATGTCGTCAAGAATCATAAGGTCAGCGCGGCTACCAGTAAGCTGACCAGTAATGCCAACAGACTTGACCGAAGGAGCTTGGTGAGGTTTAGCCGGTCCCACGTCGAAGGATACTCTGGACCATCTTTGGTCATCTGATTTAGGTTTTAGGTGTGCAAGCCATTCTACCTCAAGGATAAGGCGTTGACAAAAGATTGAGAAGGAGTCTGCTCTATCCTTAGATGCAGATACTACCATGATCTTTTTATCAGCGTTATTAAAGAGTGTCCATAGAACAAATGCTGCTGTGATCCAGCTTTTACCTACACCACGGAAGGCTTGGATTTGTAATCGTTTAGGGCCATGCTGAAGGTATTCTGCAATGCAGAGTTGAGCACGGGTTGGTTGTGGAAGTTTGAGGTGAGCCCAGACAGCAGTAAGAAAGTATCTAAAGTCTGATCTAAGGTTAGCTTCAAGAGAGTCTGTATGCATTCTATATGCTTTTGTAAGGGGCCTCTAGGGTGTGTTAGGTAGGATTCCACCCTAGAGGAGTTTAAGAGGGGTTCTAGAGGCTTCTAGCCCCGTCCGAACCTACGACGTTTGTTACGTTCTTTGTTTTTCTTGCCTTGAGCAAGTGATTTTTGCTTAGCTTCTTCACGAAGCTTTTTAGAACGCTCGCTGTTAGGACCCATTTTACGGAGTTGGTCAACGTTCTGTCTTGATACTGATTTACCAGACACATCAACAGAATACCTACGTCCGCTTTTGACAGGACCTATGCCGCTAACACTACTCTTCTTTTTAACCTTAGGCTTAGAAGAGCGTGTAGAAGATTTAGTAGTAGAAGCTTTTGTAGTAGAAGCTTTTGTAGTAGAGGGTGTAGAAGCTGGCTTTTTATCATTAGGTGAGCCTTTACCTGTACCTTCACCAGGCGGAATGTTAGACATACCACGACGTGCTGGGTTAACTGATGGGTTGTTAAAACCTATAACTCGTCCACGACGGTTAGTCTTTTGACGGCTAGTTGTTTTAGAAGGTGTAGAGGCTGCCTTAGGTTGATTAGCTTGCCTACGCTTAGCTCCAGAACGTCCTGTTCTTCCTTTATTAGCTTTGCTGTTATCCTTAGCAATAGCCCTAGCTACTTTTGGAAGCGAAGCAAAACCTTCACCTCTTTTTAAGCTATCTGCTAAGTTTTTAGCTGTTGCAGCACCGCTAACAGCAAGGGCAGCAGGGCCTAGGACTCTTCCAGCTTTTGCTACTCTAGATACTTTAGATAAAGCTGAAGATCGAGCAAGGTTAGATGTTCCGCCTGCACGAGTCTGTGTACCTTTAGTACCTCGTGCTGCTTTAGTAGCTTTGTCTTCTGCTTGAAAGCGGCGTTGACTGCCACTAGATTTACCTGCAGGTGGTAAAGCTTTTTGTTGGGGTGCTTTAGCAGGTTTAGCTGTTGCTGCCTTTTTTTGTTTTGCATATGTAGACTTAGCTACATACCGTCCTTTAGTACCCATCACCAAACCACCTTTATTAGGGTGAGGAGTACCGGGTTTAACTTTTGAAGCCATTACTTAATGTGCGAAATAATTAGTTGTTCACGTTGAGGATGCGTACCAAATGTATCACGCATCCAGCTTAGCCAGTTGTTGCTTCCTTTGTCCTGATTACAATGGGTACAAGCGGATACCAGATTGCTCGTAAGATCTTCTCCACCCAAAGAACGAGGATGGACGTGGTCAAGAGTAAGTTCATGTAATTCATAAGATTCTCCACAATAAACACATTGACAGTTGAAGTGCTCTTTGATAGCACGCCTCCAAAGGCGCTTAGCTTCTGGGGATGTCATGGTTATTAGGTTGTATAGGTAATGATCAGGAGTAGGCAACAGAGGAGTCATCTGATAGTCAGCTTGCTCCGGTTTCTGGCTCGGTTTTTGGAGGGGTCTTCGCGGACGAACGTACCCTTTGTGGTTTTCGAGAAGTCTTTTCCGCCTTTACCGTAGGCACCGGCTTGTCGTCTGACTTTGTTGTGCTCTGCGCGGTAGGCTTTGCGGTCTTCGCGTTTGTTAATTTGCCGATTCGTTGCGTTTTTATGACGTCGAGCGGCTGCATTGTCGCGGTAATTTTTCGCACTTTTGCGTAGTTGGTTGTAGGGTTTTGTTTTGGGAGCCATCGTTAGCGTCTTACTGCTTTTTGTACTTCATCAAAGTTGATTGTTGGCATAATATCAGCAAGGCCACTGAGAGCAGAACCCTCAACAGCTACACCAGTTATGTCATTTTTAGCTAACCAGTCACAAGCCGCTTTTAAATCTTGTGTGGTAGCCTCGCCTGCTTTGATTCTCGTTAAGAACTCCCGTGTGATAAGACTGTGAAGCTCGTTAAAAGTGTCTTCACTTGCACGGTTTTTAGCCATTACGTAGAACAATTTGATCTAGTTTGTTTTCAATACGTACCATGTGATCCTCCATGCGTTGTACCATGACTGATAGGTCAGCTTTAGACACGTAGTCTTGAGCAACACTTAATTCAATAGCATCAATACGCCTGTCAAGACCACTAATGCGGTCATGTACGTTATTTATTCGACTATGTAGCCTGTTATTTAGAGTTGCGCCGCCAGCTACTATTGCAATGACAGCAGCGACTATTGCTTCCATTATTCAAGGGATACGATTGGTACGATGTCGTGACAAAGCATCTCGACACGACTGCCGGGTCTGAACGTGAACCCAGTTTTCATGATTTCTGTGCATTTTAAAGCACGAACAAGCTCGTAATCAAGCCTCATTTTCTGTTCATGCTTGCGGGCTATAGCTTTACAGGTCTCAATCATCCTCTCT